GTCTAACTGAACAGGTGTAGGATCTGGTAGGTTTAGATGTCTCCAAGTAACGATTAAGAAATATCTAAAGTCTTGTAATTTTTTTGGTAAAGGTTGCAATTATAAATCAGCTAAAGGTACAGCATCTAGGTCTGGTAGGTTCTCCATAAGTTCTTGCATTGGGTTTTTTTCTACAGGTAAACACTCAATACCATTATCTTTTAGAAACTGTCTAGCTACGTTTAGATCCCCTGCCTTTGCTTCACCGCTTGTAATTTTATCTGTCAGTTCTTTTGCAAGAAGTAAATGTAACTTTTCTAGGATTTTAAAATTTTTATCCATGATTAGTCTTGTTTTTAATTAATATAATCACTTTTTATCTGTTTTGCCAAACAGGAGATACTTAATTTTACCTACAAAACCTAGCTTTCTAACCTTTTTGTATAGTTTCATGCCTTTTTCATAGCGATATAGTTTAGTTTCTATATCTGATATACGCATTATTGCTGAAGTTAAAAGCAAATCTTGTAGCTTGGTGTACTTAACTAAGTCTAAACAATATGCCCTTACAGCTTCTTCTGGCATTTGTTCTGTCTCACGTTGTTTGACTTCAATTTCAAACTCTATTTCTGGTGGTGGGTTGCCAACAAGTATTTTAAAAAACTCTTTATGTGTCATATCAGTTCATTTTAGGAAACAACTGTTGCTCTAACATATCAACAGCACGATCATCTAGTGTGTTGGTAGTTTGTTTGCAGATAGCTCTAAGCAAATCTTTGGTCACGCTGTCCGATTTATGATTCTTTGCTGGTCGCTTGCAATGATGACTCTTGGATATATGGATAAAATCCGTAATGACGGAGCTTTTTTAGCAGGTTTGACCAGTGGGGTCTTAGGTTCTTATGGTATCAGTGTGAACAAAAAGAAACCTAATAACGCTGCTAAGATAGTAGATAACAAAGACACTAATGTAGGTATCAAATGAAGAAATTATTACTACTAAGTTTGTTTTTAGTTGCACCCTGTTATGCAAACGGAGTGCCTTCTTGGACTACTGGCTCTAGTAACAGAACTGAGAACACTACTCAAACCATAACTCGTACAGTAGTGACAGAAAAATATGGGTCAGCCCTAAATACTTGGGAAGCTTCTAATATTTCTGTAGCTGCATCTGCTGGCATATCTGGCGGTGATGCAGTATTTACAGTTGCAGATAGTACAAAAGATTGGTCACTTAGTATTACTACTAGGGCAGCGAGTCAAATGACCGAAAAGATTACTCTTAATGATGCGATTACGACTACTAGCGTTATCACTTCTTTGTCTGTCTTTAGTCAGTAATAAAGCAAGAGCCGAAGGCGATACAAACGTACAAGCTCAACCTAATGCTGTTGGTAATTCTAGTATTATCAACCAGAATATGAATGTTAATAATGGAATGACAGGTAAGCTTCAGTTTGGAAACTTAGTCTGTAGTCAACCTACTATGGCTGTAACTCCTTTTTATACAGGTAATGATGCACAGGGTGAAGAAACATATAGCATCAATGAAGGTTGGGGAATACAAATGAGTTTTATGATACCGCTAGGAACTAATAATGAAACGTGTTCTGAACTAGCAAAAGTAAAGCTAGACCTAGCCAAAGAAGAACTAGACAAGCAAGTGCATGATAAGCAGCTAGTTCGTATCTTGAAGTGCGGACAACTTCACGCATCAGGCTATATGATAAACCCTGCTTCTAAATACGCATACATCTGTAGTGATGTCATCAATATACGAAGTTATGTAAAAGCCAACGCAGAAAAATTTAAGTAGCTAGTTAGACGCCACACGTACAGGTATGTGAACTCTAGCTACCTTTATTATTATCCATCTTTTCTTTTACATTTGCGACTTCTTTTTTAAGAATCTTAGTAAAAATTTTCTTAAATGTTTTCTTAATAAAAGCTAATACTGATTGCATAGCAATACCACCAACCACACTAGCAACTGACGCTGTACCTGCTGCTATTACACTAGAAGCTATAACCTCTGGTGCTGGTATAGGCATTTCACCAAAAAAAGGTATAGTAAAGGTAGCTATAGCTTCTTCAGTTGATAAAGTTTCTTTGGGTACTAGCTGGTTCTGCGGTATTGTTTCTGGTGTTACTTCTAACTCTTCCTCCTTTGAAGATGATTTTTCTTCTTCAACAGAAGATTCCTGACCTCTCAACCCCGACTCTACCTGCTCCAGACTTGGAAGAAGTACAGGGTCTAGGTACGGAATTTCTGCCACAGGTGGATAAAAAATTGTACTAGGTGGAACGAGAATATAATCTGTATCTGGTAAATCAGGCAGATTTATTTCCATTCTTCTTCATTTTTTTTCTTCTTGCAGCAAGCAATAAGAAATCTTTTTTGGTGATTTTTTTATCACCATCAGCATCAATTTTCTTTTGATTTCCTTTTAACATAGTTAAGGTGTTGCAGATTTATCTGCTATTAGTTTAGCCTTCCAAGCAGCTTTTACATCAGAAGTCCAAGCTGCTGTACATATTGCAGATACTTCTGCTGGTTCTGCTGATAAATCAGTATCAACTAGGTTGTCAGAAGCATCTAACGTGCCAGCATCTAATACATATCTATGAAAAGACCTTGTAAGCTCTGTGCCATCTTTTTTGATGACAGTTGCTTTACGGACTTGCACCGCTTTATATGGTCCGACAACTTCTATCTTGTCGTATTCGATTGATTCGGTTAGTGCCATTAGGATTAATCTCCGATTAAAACAGGTTTAGGCTTAGTTTAAAGACGTAGCTTCGGTCTAATTAAACAAAATAAACCCCAGATATAATAAAACTTTGATTAAGCATGTGACTATGCCAATAAGAATTAACAGGTGGGTTAGGATCTCCAACTCCTATAAAATGAAAATATATATATGTTGAAGCACCATGAGCTAAAGGTGTTAATACACCAAGTCCGCTATTGTTTGCACTGGCGGTGTAGTTAAATGTTGCTACGTTACCATAATAATTTTGCAAACCAGTAGAATTGCCACCAACAGTAAAAGGTAAACCATTTATTCTAAATTGGGTTCCATCATTTGCTGTATTACTTACATATCCATATAAATACCAATGCACCACTCTACCAATTTTTGTGTAATATGCACCACTATTAGTTATAGTTCCTCCTGTTACACTAGGAGTCCAAGTTCCTTCTTCATAATCGTCTAAGGCGTTGGCTGCTGCGGTGTCAGAGCCAAAGGTCAAACCATCAGTAGTAACTCTAACTCTTGTAGTACCACCTGCACCAAGAGCTAATCTTTGTGTAGGGTAACTGTATGAAACGAAACCATCATATTTTTCTCCACCACTTGTACCATCAGCAAAATATATGTTTCCAGTATTAGCATAATTACCTCTAATAGTCATACCAGCATGACTACTACCAGAAACTACTAGCTGGTTTGCATAAGAATCATAAGAACTTGGGTTAGTCACACCGATTCCTAATAAGCCACCACTATCAAAACGTGCTACTTCACTTGCATTTCCAGATTTAAATATTATATTAGCGTTACCATTAGGATTATCAGCACTAATGTTTAAATTTCCAGTTGTGTCTTGTCCAATAGAACAATAATCTCCACCACTACCATCACCATTAGAATCACCATCAATAGTTAAGAATGCTCCACCAGCATCTGTAGAGCCTATTAATACTGTTTGCTGTCCTGATCCTTTTACGTTTACATTATAGATTCCCGAAGTACCTACACTTAATTTTCCGTTTGCATCTATAAGTACATTTGACTCGCCATTTAAAGTATTAGAAGTATCAGAGCCAGTAATAACTCTGTTATCTGCGTTGTTGTTTATTGTTGTCTGCACTCCGCTTGTCTTACCTGCGGTCACAGCGTTGTTTGCTATAGCATTAGTGTCAACTGCGTTGTCTGCCAGTTCACTAGCTCCCACTGCGTTTGCAGGGATTTTACCTGATGTTATGGCATCATCTTTGACACCATCTGTTGATATTTTTGTTAATGCCATAGTTAACTAGGTTTTGGGTACTTGGTTTTGACAGGATCGACTATATCTGTCTTCCATTTGTCAATTCCATTATGGTATATGTAATCAAGCTGTGTACCCCAATCTGGGTATTCTTCTGCCCTTTGCCTTTGATACTCAATAGCATCCCAAGCGTCTTGTAATTCTTTTTGTTTAGCTACTAATTCAGCTTCTGTTGGTTTTGTAATGCCTTCTTCAAACCATATAAAACTATCGTAAGTCTCTGAAATAGACCATCTTTTAGTTGGGTATAATTCTAATAAAGCGTCATCCAAACCAAAGATTCTATTCATGACGAAATCTCCTGTAATAACATTCCACTTGTTGAATAATTCATATAATCTGCATTAGTTTGATAATGGTATCTATTTATTCTTACAACATTGTCATCTCTTGCATCATTTACATATAGTTTATAATGTAGTTCTGATGTGGTATTCGGTTCGTGAAGGAAGCAAGCTGTAGTTTCACTTCTTCCATAGTTATCATATATTTGATGACCTCCTGCCATAAATACACCATGAGTATTACCTCCATAATGACCAGTTGATCCATCAGCAGCACTTATATGAGTATCACTGCCAGAACCAACTGCATAGTATAATCTACAACCTATAGCATAATAATTATCTTTGGCTGCCCAATCTAACCAAGCAGTAATTAATATTTTATTTGAACTGTCTGTAGGAGTAATAGTAGCATCCCAATAAGTTATATGAGTATAATTACCGCCAGTGCTTATACTACGAACATCTTTGTAAACATAATATTTAGTTTGAATAATACCTCCACCATTACCAGCTTCACCGCCAGCAGGGAATACACCGCTTGTAAATATAGCCATTACGATACCTCCGTTAAATTAAACTTATATTTTTTGCCATTGCGTTTGTTAATCAAGAAAAGATCATCAGCACCTTCTTGTATAGTATAACTTCCCCAAGTTCCGTCAACGTCATTTGATGAACCTTCGTTAGATAAGTTAAGGTCATTGGTGTAAACGTTTCTCCAACGTTGTGATGTGCTACCTAAATCATAAGTGTTGTTTGCATAAGGTATGAAGTGTCCATCTGTAGTGAACATTGCTCTAGAGGTATCTGATCCACCAGCAGTTCGAGTGGTAAACACCATGTTACCTGCGGTATTAACAGCGTCATTTCTAATAGTGGCATGACCATTTCCAAAACCATTACTAATATAAAGTCTTGATCCATCTGTAATGAATATATGTCCAGTTATACTAACTCTATCAGCACCTGTCTCTAACTTTTTAGTGCCATTATGATATAGCTCTGCGACACTACCATTTGCTTTTATAATATTATTGCCAGATGCGTTTTCAATACGAACATCATCTCCTTTAAGTTTTAAAGCACCTGTACCAGTGTCTTCAATTAGACTATGTGAACCATTGTGATAAATTTCTAGGTCATTTCCAGTTCCAAATCTTGCTTTAACATTATCGTTAAAGTCAACACCTGTTGCACCACCAACTGATGATACTGTGTCAAAACTTAAAACACCACTACCATTTGTTTTTAAAAACTGTCCAGAAGATCCATCAGCAGAAGGCAAAGTAAATTCAACAGTAGCTGATAGTGTATCTACAGGTTTAAATTTTAAAAAGTTAGTTGTTGTTCTATCTCTAAACATCAACTTACTAACACCAGCAGATGTTCCTTGTACTGTTACACCCTCGCTACTAGCTAATAATCTTTGTATTGGAGTACTACTTTGGTCATAAAGGCTGATAATTTCATTTGCTGCTGATACAACACTACCAAAACTTAAAGTACCAGTACCATTAGTTTTCAATGCTTGACCATTAGATCCAGTAGTATTAGGTAAAGTTAATGTATAACTTGCATTTGCACTATGCGGTGGGGATTTTAGTTTTACACCATGACTATTCTGACTACAGTTAAGTTGTAAATATCCATCAGAAGAACCATCACCCTTAACAATAATCCCTGCGGTAGATGATGTAGATACAAGATTTAATTTGCTACCAGCAATATTAGCAGAGTTTGATATATCTCCATTTACAATACTTCCGTCAACGATCATTGCTGACGTTACTGTGTTGTTGCTTGGTGTGCCAATGTTTACAGTAGAACCAAGAACTATTGCAAAGTAATCTGACCCACTGGCAGGTGCAGCAGCTAACTTAACTGTACTACCAGATAAAGCAAAACCTTCTGAAGGTGTAGATGTACCAGCATTAGGTTTTTGTATAACACCATTGATGCTTAGAATAATTTGCTGTGCATTACTTGGTGCATTTGTAATAGTAAAGTCCTGTACGCTTCCATTAAATGCAGGGCTAAGTGTAGATATAAAGAAGTTACCAACAGATTGTGCTTCTTCAAAAGCACCTGATGTTGCGTTATATACTAATAATTTTGAAGTAGATGTATTAAATATTAAATCCCCTGCATCATTATTACTTGTAGGGTTTTGTGATACGACTCTATATCTATTACCAAAATCATTTATATCTTCTGATAGCTGTAAAACATCTGTTTCTTTTGCTAGTAGCTTGTGGTAGTTATATATTTGACTTGCACCTGTAGAACTAACAAGCAAGCCTAATTCATTAGATAATGTCTTACTTCTTAGACTTGTAGGAAAATT